AAACCCGCCTGGCGCCCGTGACTGCCACCGTATCGCAGGTGGAGCACCGGCTGGGCCTGATCGGTGGCGGGGCTGTGGAGATGTGGTCACTGGATTCGCCGGATGCCGGCCGCGGCAGAGCATACGCCCGCGTGGTGATCGACGAGGCTGCACTGGTGATGAACCTCAAGACGGCCTGGGAGCAGTCGATACGGCCGATGCTCACCGATTACCGCGGGGACGCCTGGTTTCTGAGCACGCCGAAGGGAATCGCCAATTACTTTCACGAGCTCTACAACCGCGGCGCCGATCAGGCTGAAACGGAGTGGGCGCGATGGCAGATGGCCAGCGTGACAAACCCGTACATTCCAGCCGGCGAGATCGAGAGCGCGCGCCCCGACATGACGGACCTTGCGTTCCAGCAGGAATACTTGGCGCAGTTCGTTAGCTGGGAGGGGTCCGTCTTCCGATGCATCGACCAGGCTGTGTATGACGTGCCCAACGAAGCCGGCACCGGCGTGATAATCGGAGTGGATTGGGGCCGGACGCACGATTTCACTGCGTTTGTGGCTCTGGACAGGCAGGGACGAGTTTCGGCGATGGATCACTTCCGCGGGATCGAGTACTCGTTGCAGCGGGCGCGCTTGCAGGCGTTTTGGGAGCACTCGAGCCGCTGCCGTGCGCCGGTCCTGGCCGAGGTGAACTCCATGGGAGGCCCGGTCGTGGAGCAGTTGCAGCGCGACGGGATGCCAGTGTATGCCTTCACCACCACCAATCAGAGCAAGGCGATAGCGATTGAAGCGCTTGCGCTGGCCTTTGAGCGCGGAAAGATTAAGATTCCAAACGATCCGGTACTGATCGGGGAATTGCAGGCGTTCGAGGGCCGGACGCTGCCCAGCGGCGCGATTCAGTACGGCGCGCCGAAGGGGGAGAACAATCACGACGATTACGTTATGGCGCTGGCGATTGCCTGGAGCGGGTACGAAGGCGTTACCGAACAGCGGCCCAGCCGGATATGGGCGGACCCGAGCAGTGGAGCGATGGCCTCCCAGCCGTTTGAGCCTGTTGTGATTTCTCCCTATTGACAAGCGGGCCACATTGGGTATACAGTGCTAATCATGCCACGATCACGGCACGTTGTATTTGTCAAAACGGATATCCACGAGCGCTTGGTGGCGGAGGCCGAGAAGCGCGGCACATGGATAAGCACGCTGCTGGACCGGATTCTGCGGAAGGCGTTGCGCATGGAGACTGCCGCACACCCTGTGGAGAACAAACCGTGAGCCTGCCTGCTGTCTTCGCTGTCATGCTCACGCGCAACCGGGCGTCCATGGCTTGCCGCGCGGTGGAATGCTTCCGCCAGCAGACCTACCCGGCAGACCGGCGCGTGCTGCTAGTGTACGACACGAGCACGGATCGGCCCGCGTGGAGCACGAAAGCCGACAACGAGGCGTACCTGTGGGTGCCGGCTGCCCACGGGCAGCCAATCGGCACGCTGCGCAACCAAGCCAACGACGTTGCGGTCACGGGCGTGGGTGGCAACCGTCCAGGCTTGATCGGTGCTCCCGACATCCTGTGCTATTGGGACGATGACGATTGGAGTCACCCGGCGCGGATCGCGGAGCAGGTTGACGCAGTGCTTATGCGCGAAGCCACGGGCTACAACGAGGTCATCTTCTGGGACCAGACCACAAAGCAGTGCTGGAAGTACCGAGGTTCGCCGGATTACATCGTGGGGGCCTCGCTGTGCTACTGGCGCGCGACCTGGGAGCGCAATCCCTTCCCGGCCCTGCACACGGGCGAGGATTCGGAGTGGCAGCGCGGGCTGCGCATTTCGGCAGTCAGTGGCGTGCATGTGGCCGGCGCGGAGCCGCGCATGATCGGCGGCGTGCATCCACGCAACACGACGTGCAAGATTCTTTACCCGGTACCGGAGTGGAAGCGCACCCCGGAATGGGACGTGTATTGCGAAAGGCGGATGAAATGAAACGGATATTCCTGCTGATGCTTCTGGCTGCGACGGCGTTCGCGGCGGAAGTGAAATTCTATGTTATTCCGACCGGCATCTGCGCCATGCCTGGGACTTTTTTGTGCGCTGGCATCACGCAGGGCGGAACCCTCGTGTGGATGTTCCCCAGCGCGGACATACAGAAGTCCGGCGCCGTCTACACGCTCACGTCGGCATTCACTGTCACGAGACCGGACGGCACCACCTACTCTGGCACGCTCACGGGGAGCGTCAAGGATTCCAGTGCGCAGGTTCCACTGTGGCTGGGCGGGTGGGCGCCCGGGGATACCGAGTACGTCACGGTCACGTCGGTGACAGTGACAGCGGATACCGGGCATGTCCAGGTGAGCAAGGCCGTGAAGAATCCCGAATCGGCGGTGACTTACTAAATGTCGGTCTGGCTCACAATTCCGAGCATCCGCCCCGGCGGTGGAACGATCCCGAAGTGGCGCGAAGCGGGTTACAAGATCGCCGTACTGCGCCAAGGCGATCCAATCGAGGCCGATATCCACATTCACACCGACGCGTACCTCGGGTGGGCGGCCAGCATCAACCGGCTCATGCGGATGGTGTTCGAGGCAGACCCGACGTGCGACTGGTGCGTAGGAGGCGGCGACGATACGCTGCCTGACCCAGTACTACTGACCCCGATTTGGGGCGCTCAAGACTGTTCGTTACATTTCGGCGGAACCTTCGGCGTCATGCAGCCCACGGGCGATACATGGGCGGATTCGGGCGGGCGCATCATTGAGCGCTTTGCCGGCAGCCCGTGGATCGGGCGCGAGTTCGCACGGCGCGCGTATGGCGGCCGAGGCCCGCTGTTTGAGTACCCGCACTGCTGGGCCGACGAGGAATTGCAAAACGTGGCGACGAAACTGGGCGTGTTCTGGCAGCGGCGGGATCTGACGCACCAGCACCAGCACTGGGGCCGCGGCGCGGAAGCCAAGCCCGAGTGGTGGGACGGCATCGCGGGCGCGGACTACCACGCATCGCGGGCGCTGTTCGAACAACGAAAGAAGGCCGGATGGCCTGGACACGAGGTTATCCCATGAACGCCTGCGAGATGTCCGCAATTCGCTTGGCGTTGGCGGATGCGCGCAGCCCGTGCATCGTGGAACTCGGGGCGTGTACCGGCGAGGATAGTCCGAACTTTGAATCGCTGATCCGCCCCGGCGAGACCCTGCATCACGTCATGGTTGAGCCAGACCCGCGCAACGTACAGCACATTCTCGACAACTGTGGGCCTACGGCGTTCGCGGGGAAGGCACCGCGCCCGCTGGGGCCGAGGCGTAGGCTGATACTCGGAGCGGTGGCGCGCGAATCCGGCTTCCGCCAGTTCCACTTTTCGGAGCATCCTACGGATGGCCATGTATCCGGGTCGCTGCTGGAACCAACGGGACACCTGGAACACATACCTGCCACGAGTTTCCCGCACGTCGGCATGGTGCAGTGCTGGACTCTTGACCAAATCTTCCAGCGGGAATACCTGAAGAAGATCGACTTGCTATGGGTGGACATCCAGGGGGCCGAGTCGGAAATGATCGCGGGAGGGAAGAACGCGCTGGCCCACACGCGGTATTGCTTCATGGAGGCGGAAACGGTAGAGCTTTACCGGGGAGAGGCACTGAAGCCGGATTTCATCGCGCTCCTTCCTGGGTGGAAACTGACCGATGACTTCGGGTACAACATCCTGCTTAGAAACGAGAGGTTTGCATGATAAATTGGAGTTGGCGTTGGAGGAAGGCGGAAATCGACGCACTCAAGCAAGGGATAAAAGCGCTCGATGCACACATACAAACCCTCCAGTCTGCTCTGGATGCGGCGAAGTCTGCGGGCAGGGATGCGCAGAAAAGCGCGATGGACTGGCGCGATGCTCTCTTGAAGGCCAACGCCGAACGCGAAACCGCCAACCAGCAGCGCGAAGAGTGGCGGCGCAAGGCTCTGGGGATCAAATGAAAGTATCCGAGTTAGTTATCGCGCTTCAACACTTCTCAGAACAGTACGGGGACGTTCCTGTTTGTGTCTCGGATGACGGTTTACTGCGAGACGCAAAACTGGACGATTGCTTGCAAATAGCCTCAGGGTTAGATGCCAAATACGCCTCCGTATCGGCTGGGGAATGGATAGTCACGCTATGAAAATCGTCACCATCATGCCGGTGCGTAACGAGGCGTGGTGCTTGGGATTGACGGCCCGCGCCGCGCTCATGTGGTGCGACGAACTTGTCATTCTCGATCACGCCAGCACGGACCGAACGGCGGAAATCGCTTCCGAGATAGCGGAGGAAAGTGGGCGAGTGCTCGTGTCGCACATGCCTGGCGGGTGGAACGAAATGGCTCATCGGCAATGTCTATTGAACGATGCGCGCGGACTTGGGGCCACCCACATCGCCATCATCGATGCCGATGAGATCGTCACAGGCAATCTGTTGCCGCGGATTCGCTCTGAGTTCGAGGCCACGCCATCCGGATCGTGCGTGGAACTGCGCTGGATTCAACTGCTGGGCGGCATCGAGACAAGCATTTCGGAAGGCATCTGGGCCTCGCAATTTGCGACCGCTGGATTCCCCGACCGGCCCGAGTTCCACTGGAGTGCAGCGTCCGATGGGTACCAGCACCATCACCGTTACCCGGACGGATTGCCGTATCGAGCGCGCCGGTTGAGCGGTATCTTAGGGCTGATGCACCTACAGATGCTCAACGAGCGCCGCTTGCGCGCCAAGCAACTGCTGTACTGCCTGAACGACAAACTGCGATGGCCTGGGCGCAGAACGCCCGAACAGACGCGCCTGTACTACTCCTGGGCCGTCTACGGCTGGCAGCCTCCGCAAGCGCTGCATGGCGTCAACACGATCAAGCAGCCGACCGCTCCCGTGCCGGCGGAATGGTGGGAGCCGTATCGCGAATTGCTGCCGCACCTGAAACCGGACACCGAGCCGTGGCAACTTGCGGAGTGCAGACGCATCGTGCGGGAGAATCGTGGAATCATGGAAGGTTTGGACGATTTCGGAGTCGAACTATGAGCGCGCGTGTGGATATCATTTACGCCGAAACCCTTGAGCAACTGGACACCGCCGTCTCTGCGTTCCTCGACACTGCCGAGGGGAGAAGCTGGGAGCCGAGCGGAGGGCCGTTCCAAGACCGCGAAGGGCGGCGCTGGGGCTGGGCGATGCGCTTGCAGCGCGGGGCGAAACCGCCGCTTCCGGTTGGGGAAGTAAGCCTAAAGGAGCGCCGCCGGTGAGAATTGGCGCTATACTTCGGCTATGAAACGCCTGCGCGCGTGGCTATCCCGCACACTCGGCTTTGACGCCATCCAGCAAGCCTCCCAGCAGCGATTCCTCGACCTGGAACGCCGCAATGCCCAACTTCTCGAAGAGAACCGCGCCATCCTGGAGCACTCGCGCGGAGAGGATCACCAAGCCGCCGTCCTGGAGCGCCGCGCTGAATATGCAGAGGCGCTGTCGATGTATGGCGCTGGACCGTGGCAACCGACCGGCGTAACAGTCACCGAGGCCGGGCGCATTGATGCCGCGCCTGGATCTACGTCGGTGATGCTGAAAGAGCGCTTCTGGGAACTGGAACTTGCGCTTGAGGATCGCGGGTGGCAGCGCCAACTCGCCATGGCGCAGACTGAGTTCTCGCGCTACGGCATCCAGCAGATAATCCTGATCTGCCGGCTGTACTTCATCAAAAATCCGCTGGTGCGCCGCGGCGTGGAACTCTGCGCGGATTACGTCTTCGGCCGCGGCTTCCAGGTCTCAAGCGACGATGAGGACACCAATACCGCTATCGAGGAGTTCCTGGAGGCGAACAAGAAGCAACTCGGGCCGGTCGGACTGCTGGCAAAGGAGCGCACGCTGAAGACGGACGGAAACCTGTTTTGGGCGTTCTTCACCGACCAGGCGACCGGCATGGTGACAGTGCAAACCATCGACGCCGTGGAGATTGAGGATATCGTCACCAATCCCGACAACTCCGACGAAGCGTGGTTCTTCAAGCGGCGCTGGATTCAGTCGGTATTCGATCCCAACACCGGGCAGACGGCTCAGGTTGCCAAGGTGTGCTGGTACGTGGCGTTCGGCTACGACTCCAACGCTAAGGCATTCGGACCCGAGCAGAACGAGGTGGCGCGACAAGCTGGCGGCGAGCCGGTGTACGTGCTTCAAGTGAAGGTGGGTGGCCTTGAGAAGTGGCGCTTCGGATGCCCCGAAGTTTATCCCATGATCGACTGGGTGCGCGCCTATAAGCACTACCTGGAGGACTGGTGTACCCTTCAGCGGGCCTTCGCGCGATTCTCCTGGGACGTGGAGACCAAGGGCGGAGCCGGCGCCATCGCCAACCTGAAGCAATCTCTCGCAACGACGCTGGCGAACGGCGGTACGTGGTGGGAACAAAACCCGCCGCCGGTGGCCGGATCTGCCTTTGTCAGCGGCCCCGGGACGAAACTGACGCCGGTGCGGACGCCGCAGAATAACCCGGAGGCCGCGCGTCGGGTGGCGATGATGGCGTGCTCCGCTATCGGGCTGCCCGAGACAATGCTGCTGGGAGATGCCACGACGGGAAGCCTGGCGACCGCCGTATCGCTCGACAGACCTACCGAGTTGAAGTTCACCCAGCGGCAAGAGCTTTGGCGCGAGGTGCTGCAAACTATCGTCGGATACGCGATCCAACGCAGCGCAAAAGCGCCGAAAGGGAAGCTTCGTGAGGCGCGCGCGGCGAAGGCCAAGCAACCGGACGCAAAGACAGCCAAGGACGGCGCGCAGACGGTCAAGGTGACGTTCCCGGCGGTGCTGGAGCACGATATCACGCAGCGCGTGGCTGCCATCGCGGAGGCTATGACGCTCAACGGATTCGAGTGCACCGGTATAGACCTGCGCGTCGGATGCAGGTTGCTGTTGGAGGAGCTGGGCGTAGAGGAAGCGCCGACCGTCATTGAGGCCATGTTCCCCGAGGATGAGTACAATATTCTCGTGGACCGCACGCCGGAATTGAAGGCTGAACAAGAGATGGCGCTGAATCCACCGATGCCTGGAATGGCAGGCCCCCCAGGACTTCCCGCGCCGCCCAAGACCCCGCAGCCGCGTAATCCGCGTGCGCAGAAAGTCGGAGCGGGTCTGCCTAGTGTGGCGAAGGCCAGCGAAGCGCAACTGGCGCGCGCCGTTTCGGTGCTGAAGCGGGCGCTGGAAGCGCAGAAGGCAAAATGAAACTCTATCTCCTCCGCCATGCCGAATCTGAGGACGGCCCGCGCGAGGACCCCACGCGCCCACTGACGGCGCACGGCGAAGCGCAGGCGCGCATCATGGCCGAGTTTCTGCGCCGCGAGATTGGCCGCGCCGATATCGTGCTATCGAGCTACTTCAAGCGTGCGCGCGACACCGCCGCGCCGATTGCGGAGGCGCTGGGCGCGCCCGTCGCGGATCTCTGGCAACTTCAGCCGGACGGCCAAGTTGGGGAAGCTCTGCAAGCCATCCGCCGCCACGCAACCGGGCACACGGTAGTAGTCACCCACCATCCGCTTGTCAACGAACTGCTGAAGGAACTGACCGGCTGCGATACCGACGAGGTAGGTTTCCACCACGGGCACTGCGCGCATATCCACCACAACGGAAAACTCCGCTGGTTTGTCGGCCCTGGACTCGTGGGGCGCGACGAAGCGGTCACAGAGGCCGCCATCGTGGTAGTTGAAGCGATGCTCGATTCTCTGCGGTTTACGGAGTCTGCAGCCCGGCGCTCCGCGGCTCTGGAGAAGCCCTACGCGCGTGCGGCGCGCGCCATCAAGCGGCACTGGGAGAAGCAATGCGAGGGAATGTCTTCTATTGACCTGTTCCACAGGATGGCCAGTCTGACAGCCATCCATGCGGCCTTTCGGGAAGCCGATCCACCCGTCCCTGATATCGAGGCGCAACTTCGTACCGCGCTTTCAGGTGTCCCGACCGATCAACTCATCGCCGATCTATTCGATGATGCGCTGGCGGCTGCACTGGCGGCTGCTGCCGAACACATCGCGCATGATTTCGCCTACGCCGACGCGGACGCGCTGAGCACCTTTGAGGCGCGCTACCTGGCGAACAACGGATTCCAAAAGATCACGGGCGGCATCGACGCCACCACGATCAAACAGGTGGCCGCGGACGTGGCCAAAGCGTATCAGAACGGCGCGAACTACCAGGGCATCGTGGACACCATCCGCCACACGTTCGCGGACTTCGAGGACCGGCGCCTGAATCTGATCGCGCAGACGGAACTCAATCAAGCGTACAACGCGGGGCTGATGGAGTTTGGGCGCGACGCCGGCGCAACGCTGAAGGCGTGGGCCACAACGAGCGAAAACCCGTGTCCATCCTGCACGGCAAACGAAGCCGCGGGTATGATCCCGATTGAGCAGGCGTTCCCGAGCGGGGCTATGATGCCCAACGAGCACCCGAACTGTTACTGTTCTTTGGAGGTTCACGCATGAAACGCAACTACCGCAGCTTAGGCCAGGAAGCGCGCCAGGACGCGGCCAATCCAAGGCTTTGTAAGGTACGGATGCCCTGGCAGAAGCCTGAGCCGCGCTCGCTCATTCCCTCGACTTGGCCGGCGCTCGAAGAGTCGCTTAAAAGATGGGTCACACCGGGGTTTAGTTTCCCATCACGCTGCCGCTCACTTTGGAGGCCATCGCACGGGAGGATAACCTGAATATGAACTTCAAGGCCGTCTCCGAGACTACCATCAAAACCGCCGAAGCGCTGGACAAAATCCGGCAAGCCGTCATCCTGGCTACGGAGCAGTCCTGCGATCTGATCCTGGAGGAAGCACAAGCGATTTGCCCGGTGGACACCGGCGAACTCCGCGATAGCGGAATGCGCGCCGTGCTGGCCGAGGAAAGCCGCGCAGTGGGCACCGTGGCCTTCACTGCGCCGCACGCGGCGTTCGTGGAGTTCGGAACCGGCCTGCGCGGCATGGGGACCTACCCAGGACCGCTGCCGACCGAGGGCGTGCCGTTCACCGGAGCATGGGTGTACGACTACAAGCACCAGAACTGGATCGGCCACGCAGCGCAGCCATATTTGCGGCCGGCGGTGGACATCGTCCGCGAGCGCGTGCAGGGGATTTACGCCTCCGATGTCAAGATGGCGTTAAAGTAAAAACCGTGCTAATCTCGGGGCGGAGGATTTATGCGAGTTCACATCAACGGAGTAGAGCACAATTTGGACGGCCCCGTAACGGGAGCCCGTCTACATCGAATCGCAGAAGCGCAGGAGTTTCACGGCGCCGGTACGGCGTTTGATTCTCCGCCTCACGGCATGGACGACACACTGAGCCGCAAACGCCAGGTCCATTTGGTCGTGGCCGTACCGGACGATAACACCGAGATCGTGCCGGCCGAAGGCCAGCAAATCGTTTCCGGCGGACATGTTACGGATGACGCCGTGCCGTGGCTGAATCCGCAGGGCGGAAAGGTGATTGGCGACCGACTGGAGACGGCCCCCATCACCCCTGCAAAGTTCCAGGTTAAGCCGTAGGGAAAACGAGAAACAACATGTTCCCAGCGTGTTTCTCGTGCAAATCATTATCGTGCTCCTGGTCGTTGGCGTGATCCTGTGGGCGCTATCGCAGTTCCCAATCGACGCGACACTGGCGCGGCTTATCCGCGTCGTGGTCATCGTGGCAGTGGCAATCTGGCTGATTTACATCCTGGCGGGGGCTTTCGGGGGAGGGCCGATCTTCCGGCACGGGTAGCGGCCTGCTACACTCCGTTTGTGGGGCAGGCGGCGCCTGGATTTCTTCACATCAGGACTCCGTACCGGGTTCCACGATCAGCGACTCGGCGAACCTTATCCGAACCCGGCGCGCCGCTTCAACACGACGCGCCGGCACTTAGAGCGATTACTGCTGTTTGGGAAGCGCCTTCAGCGCCGCGGACGTGGGCGCCGCGGGCGTGTTGGCGGAAACAGCCGCCGTCAACGCCGAGGCGTTCTGTTGCATCGTGGAAACCAGCGCGGCCAACGCCGTGGGGTCCACGGTGTCTCCGCTCTGGTTGATAAGGGTTGTGATTTGACTGGCCAGCCCGGTAATCAGCGCTTGTACCGATTGGTCAACCGTGGTTTCGTTCGCAACTGCCTGTTGCAGTCCGCTAATGTCCAACATGATGGTTCCTATCTCCTTTGTTTGAGCCTGTAAGGCCGACTCGATCCGAGCGAGCGATTCGAGTACCTTCCGCTCGAAGTTAAAATCCATGCCCGCCTCCTGTCGCCTTCATCGTATACCCTAGCGGGGCTCGCGGCAAGGTGCGATATTGCACAGCGGGCATATTTCGCACCCGCGCGCTGTGTTCAGAGCTTGGAGGCGATCTCCGCAGGATTCAGGCCCATCGCCACGTAACTCCGCACGCGGTCTTTGCACGCCTCCCACCCCGACCGATATCCCTGCGCGCGCAGCAGCGTTTCCATTTTTTCGCGCCGAGAAGCCTGATAATCGTTCTGGCATTCTAGGCACCACGTATGCCCAGGACCGGGCATCCTGAATTTACATTTAGCGCAGAGCATCCGAATCTTTGTAACCAAAAACCGTGACAAACCAACCATAACACGAATATTATCATCGCAGGATGCCTCTTTCTGAAGGCTGGAAAATCCTGGCGCTCAAGCTCCAAGAGGCCAGTATCGGTTTGACGCACGGGAATGTCCGCGACCGCCTCTCCGACGCCGTGCATGACGCGGTAGGCGAAGGCAATTACGGCCATTACATCGACCATTCCGGCGACGGCGAGACCGGCGACTGCATCTACGGTTGCAACGGCGAGACGTTCTCCGCTCCTTACACCCTGGCCGACGTAGGCGGCAAGTCCCACGCCTCGATTGACCACGAAAACCGCACCCCAGTAGTTCCCCACGTTTCCTACCACCCCAAAGCCACCGAAGACGACCACTACACGGCCATGGAAGCCGCCGAGCTTTACCAGCCGGGCAGCGCCCGCATCGTGGAGCGGTTCATCTCCAAGGACGAGCGCGATAAGGCGGATGGCGGAGATTTCGCCGGCAAGGGCAAGTCGTTCCCGATTCTGAAGCCGGAAGACGTGGGCGCCGCAGTCCACGCCATGGGGCGCGCCGGGTCCAAGAATTACGGCATGTCTGGACTGAAATCGCGCATCGTGTCGATTGCCAAGAAAAAGGGCTGGACCTCGCATCTGCCGAAGTCCTGGCAGGATGGCGCGGAAGAGTGCGACATGGCGGCGGCGGCCCGCGAGATCGAAATCACGGGCGACATGGTTCCGTTGCGTGAGGGCGCGGTCGGGCAGGATGGCACGGCGTACCTCAAGCTAATTTCTCCCGGACGCGGCACGAGCGGGTACTACCCCGCCGAAGTGTTGGAACGCGATGGCCCCAAAGTTTTTCCCGCAGGCACGAAGAACTTCTGGAACCATCAAACCGATGCGGAGGAAGCGGCCCGGCCGGAAGGCGATCTGCGAGACCTCGCCAGCGTGCTCACCGAGGATGCTCACTTCGAGCACAACGGGCCCACCGGTCCCGGACTCTACGCCAAGGCTAAGGTGTTCGAGCAATTCCGCCAGCCAGTTGACGACCTCGCCAAGCACATCGGCATGTCCATTCGCGCCAGCGGGAAGGCGCGGGAAGGCACCGCCCCGGACGGCAAGCGCGGCCAAATCATCCAAGCGCTGACCCGCGGACAGAGCGTGGATTACGTGACCACGCCTGGCGCAGGCGGCCAGATTTTGCAGTTATTCGAGGCGGCCAGAAGCCGCCGTGAGGAAGGAGGGGCCGACGATATGACGGAAGCCCAATTACGAGAAGTGACAGACCTGAAATCGACGGTCCGTAAACTCACCGAGCGCCTGGCGAAGCCGGACGCCCAGAACGTCATCGGCCAGTACTTCGAGGCCGTATACGTCTCCGAATCAGTCAAACGCTGGGTGACGAAGCACCTGCTGGAACGCCCGATTCCGCTGACTGGAGCGGGCGATGTGGATGCCGAAAAGCTCACGAAACTGGCGGAAGCGGCCACCATCGAAGCGTGCGAGTTGACCGGCGCCGGCAAGCCGATTGCCATGGGCAGCGCTGACACCCCACTGACCGAGGCGCAGCAGAAAGCGCACGAGGAAGGCTGGCGCGCCGAGTACGACTCGACCCTGGAATCCCTTGCGGGATTCGTGATGGGAGAGGCGCAGGACGGCGCGGATAAGGCCGAGCGCAAGAAATTCAAGCGCCTGCACGAGGCGTTCAAACAAGGGAGGGCCGCCTAATGGCCGTCAACCAAGTTCTCGAACAGGGGGGCGCGCAACCGCTTCAGGTTGCCGTCACGCCTTCGCTCACGCTTCAGGCCGGAACGCCGGTTATGGTCGGCCAACTGGCCGGCGTTATGATGACCAGCAACCCGCCGATGCTTCAGCCCGGCACGCTGGCCCCGCTCATGCTGCCGAGCACCGGATTTGTCACGATCCTGCTGGCGGGCGTGTTTATGCTCACCGTCACAGCCAAAAGTGCGCTCAGCCCGAGCACCGGCAGCGCGGTGAATCCAGGCGATTTGCTGTATGTTGACGGTGGAACAACGACTACCGATGGCTCCAACTTGACGTACAACTTCACGCTCGACAAAAACAGTTCGGCGACGATGGGGAACGCAGTGGGAGCACCGACCGGAGTGAAATTCGGCAGCGCCGTGAGCGTCGGGGGCGCGGCCGGCCCGCTTCTGGCCAGCAACGCGACCGGCTCCATTGCCGTTCGCCTCAAGGAGGCTGCGTAACATGATCGGCTTTACCGATATCCTCAAGAACTTCGGCGACTTCGCCACGGGCGCTCGTAGCATTCAGCCGCACGTCAGCGAAATCAGCTATCGCGGCCACGCCGGGGCGCAATATCACACGGGAGACATGCGCGAAGGCCTGTACAAGCCCTACACCAATATCCCCAACGAGGTCGTGCCGGATCGGCGCTTCATGGGCGAGCCGGGCATGGTCCCAGTCAAGACTTTTTCCGTCCAGGACCCGCGCCGCCGCCTGTACGAACGCGATCTGTACGAAGCCTCCAAGTTGCTGACCAAGGCCTTCAACGGCGATTCGTTCGCGCGGTTGATGGTCAAAGAGGCGATGTACGGAAGATTCCGCGAGGCGCTGGCCATCTCGGACTTTCCAAACCTGTTCGGCGACGTGATCGACCGCGCCGTCATCGCCAATTACCGCGAGACGCCGTACACCTGGAACATGATCGCCGCGCATTCCGACGTGGCCGACTTCCGCCAGGTCAAGCGGTTCCGCGTGGACTACGGCACGGCACCCAACACCACGCCTATCGGGCTTGGCGCGCCGTATCCCGAAGACAAGATTTCAGATTCGGCCCAGCAGGCCGGGACCTACGTGCCCCCCGGCGCGGCGCAGGGAGTAGGGTACTACGCCTACAACCTCCAGAAGTACGGCAAGCGGATGCCGTTCTA